CGTAGATCAGATTAATAATATTCATTTACTAGAAGCAATTATGTATTCACATAAATTGACTATTGCTGGTCAAGTTGATTGTGTTGCTGAATACAATGGCAAGTTGTCAGTTATTGATTTTAAAACCGCTAATAAAGAACGTAACGAAGAATGGATTGATAATTATTTCTTACAAACTACTGCTTACGCTGTAATGTATGAAGAAATATTTAAAACACCTATTGAACAAATAGTTATCTTATTGGCTGCTGAAGATGGCACAGTTGCTTGTTATAAAAAAGAAAAGAAAGATTATATGGAACCACTAGGTAAAGCAATACAAGACTTTTATAAATATTATGAAGAAGTAAATAAAAGTAAAATCAAGCAAACGTAAATTAAATATTGAGCCCATATTTTACACGAAAGGGCTTATGAAAAAAATAATATTAATTTTAAGTTTATTGTGTACTGGTGTATTTGCTAATGAAGAATTAACATACGATTTATATTGGCAACAAGCACCTGTTGTTTGTGGTAGTCCACCAGAGGTACAAAGATACATTTATGATGAAGATTTTGAACCTGTACATTTAAGTTTAGGTAGAGCATCAAGTCAACCAGATGGTGAACCTGTATATATGATAAGTTACTATGAAAATGAAGATCAAATATTAGTAACAGTTGACGTTGCAGGTGCTACTGAAACTTGTATATTGTTTAGAACATTTAATAAAACAAATGTTTTAAAACAAGATAAAAAGAATTAGACGTTGAAGGTTAGACAATACCTGGAGAAGACGTGGCTGCAACGCCACCCACTCCACCATTTAAACAATGAAATTTAAGGGGTGGAACTAGGATCGATTCACAGTTAAAACTTACTGGAGTTTAATCGTTGACAACGTAAAGTCACATTTATAAATGCTAACGAAAGTTACGCTTTAGCAGCATAAAGTTGCAATGGGTTTGCCTGTACCTAGTAACAGAAACAGGCACTTAATAATGGAGTTATTATGAGTCTAAAAGGAACAAAAACATCAGACAATTTAAGAGCCGCATTTCAAGGCGAATCAGAAGCAAATAGAAGATACCTTTACTTTGCTCAAAAGGCAGATATTGAAGGTGCTAACGAAGTTGCACAAGTATTCAGATCAACAGCGGAAGGCGAAACAGGTCACGCACACGGTCATTTAGAATACTTGGAAGATGTAGGTGACCCAGCAACAGGTGAACCTATGGGAAGTACCGAACAAAATCTACAATCTGCTATTAAAGGTGAAATACACGAATATACAGATATGTATCCAGGTATGGCTAGAACTGCTAGAGAAGAAGGCTTTGAAGAAATTGCCGATTGGTTTGAAACACTAGCGAAAGCAGAGAAATCTCACGCAGGTAAGTTTCAAAAGACTTTAGACGCCTATAAAGGTGCCTAAGGTATTAGGGTGGTGAACGCTAGCGGTAGTAACCACCCTTTACAAATATAAGAAAGTGTGATATAATATAATTATGAATAGCAAAGAATTTTCCCTAATAATAGAAGGCATTGTAAAAGAAAAAAGAATAACTTATATGGATGCTATAGTTGACTATTGCGAAAGTAATGATATAGATTTATCTACTGTGAAGTCTATTATTAATAAATCATTAAAAGAAAAAATCAAAATAGAAGCAGTAGATTTAAAAATGTTAAAAGAGAAAAAGGGTGGTGTTCTACCTATATAGATATGTATGGAGGGTTTGATGTATTTAAAGTTTATTTGGCAGTTAAATTACATTTTACTACTAATTACGACTTCTTTGAGTATGGTGGTAAAGTCAATTGTAAACTTGATACATTTACTAAAAGAAACGATAGATACTTTTTTCACAAACTTAGCAAAAAATATAACAAAGATCAAATACTTGATTTCTTTGTTGCTAATTTCTGTGAAAATGATAAAAAGTGGATAGGTAATTTATTACAAAATGATGGAAGAGAAACATACCTCAATTATAGAAAAGTTAAAGACAATTTTAAATACCATTTTAGAAATGATCTCAACAATATTGCTAATGACCTTTCTAGCAAGCGTCTTTCTTTTGATGATGGTTTTCGGTGCAATAACGGACAACATCCTAGACTTTTACGATTACTCATACAAAAAAAGTTATCCACCCAAACCGCAATCGTGCTTGACGAGGTCTTATCGTTTATCAAAAATTGGAATAAAGAGATTGAAGAAAAGGTTGTCTGGCCTAAAATCGCACTTACGATTACCAGAATGAAACCTTTTGTAAATTATAACTTAACAGAATGTAAACTAATTATGAAAGAGGTCTTTGTATGAAAAGAGTATTTTGTATAGGTAATGGTGAAAGTAGAAAAGAACTTAATTTAGAAAAATTTAGACCACACGGCAAAATATATGGATGTAATGCCTTATATAGAGATTTTACACCTGATCATTTGAGTGCTGTTGACGCCGGTATTATGCACGAGATTTACAATTCTGGTTTTTGTCAAAATACACCTACGTTGTTTAGAGATTGGAATAGATTACCAGGCGAGATGTATGAAAATTTATTATGGGCAGGTAAAAACTATTCAGACCAAGATTATGAGATGATAAAAAAAGAAGAAGTTATCAAATCAAATGAAAGAGGTGATTGTAAAGAATTTGTAATGCACGGTTCTAATCTTGCAGGTGTAGTAGAAATATTAAAAAAGAACAAAGACCGTGAAAAGAAAAATATTAATCATACATCTATAAATGTAAGTTGGGTAACAAGTGATGACAAAGTAACATCAATAAATGATATTATGCAACCGAAAGATAGAGGTTGGGCTTGTGGGGCAACTTCAGGTTATGCTGCTTGTCATTATGAAAAACCAGATGAGATATTTTTAATAGGACACGATTTAACTAGTAATACAGGTAAACTTAATAATGTATATAAAGATACAAAACATTATGGTTTATCAGAAGCTCACAAAACACCAGGTGTTAATTGGATACGTCAATGGCGTGAATTGATGACAGAAAATCCTAACGTACAGTTTTATAAGGTAAATCCTTTTGCTGATAGTTGCAAAGAACCAGTTAGTACACCTATAAAAGAATGGGATAAACTAAAGGTGAAGTACATAGACTATATCACGCTTGACAAAATGCTCGGAATGTGATATATTGATAATATGTTTGACGGTTTATTTTATAAAACATTACATATGATAATTATACTAAAAGAAAAAATTAAGATATGGTATAAAAGTCTTATAAATAAAAATGATACCGAATAATACAGGTAACACAAATACAACGAATACAAGGAGAATACAAATATGGATTTTGAATCATTAAAATCATCATCAAGTGGATTTGATAAACTTACAAAGGCACTTGAAACTAACCTCAATCCTGAGGATCAATCAAACAAAAACAAATACCAAGACGACAGACTTTGGAAACCAGAGTTAGATAAAACTGGTAACGGTTATGCCGTAATTAGATTTTTACCTGCCGTGTCAGGTGAAGAATTGCCTTGGCAAAGAACGTGGTCACACGCATTTCAAGGACCTGGTGGTTGGTATATTGAAAACAGTTTAACAACATTAAATCAAAAAGATCCTGTAAGTGAAGAAAACACAAGACTATGGAATACAGGCGTTGATAGTGATAAAGAAATCGCTAGAAAACGAAAAAGAAAATTATCATATTACGCTAATATTTTAGTTGTAAGTGATCCAAAACATCCAGAGAATGAAGGTAAAGTTTTCTTATACAAGTTTGGTAAGAAAATCTTTGATAAGATTACCGAGGCAATGCAGCCAGCATTTGAAGATGAAGCGGCGATCAACCCATTTGACTTTTGGAAAGGTGCAAACTTTAAACTAAAGATCAGAAAAGTTGATGGTTATTGGAATTATGATAAATCGGAGTTTGAGGGCGTTTCAGCAGTTGCTGAAAGTGATGACAAGATTAAAGAAATCTGGTCAAAACAGTATCCTCTAAAACCTTTCTTGGCACCTGATAACTTTAAGACCTATGATGAACTCAAAGAGAAACTGAATAGGGTGTTAGCAGGTACGAGAAAAACTGAAACCGTTGACAATGCAGACCTCCCACCGCAAAGTAACGGTTCAGCAAAAAGTATGAACGACTCGGTAGAAGCTAGTGATGATGACGACACAATGTCATATTTTAGTAAATTGGCTGAAGACGAGTAATCTTATCTCTCTCTAGTACATACTTTAAGGGCGCTTTAGGTAACTAAAGCGCTCTTTTTTTTATATAAATATAGCATATGGTTTCAATATTA